TCTCTGATTTCCCAACCAGCGTCCTCGATCGCTACTGCCAATCGGTGAAAAGTACGAGTCCCACCAAAAGCAAATAGGTGCGCTCCTGGTTTAGCGACTCGTAAAGCTTCAATCCAAAACTGTACACTGGGTACACCATGATCCCAATTTTTCCCCATAAACGAAAGTCCATAAGGAGGATCGGTTAGGATTAAATCAATAGAACTATCAGGAATATTTTTTAAAACCTCAAAACAATCACCGTGAATAATTTGATTAATCATTTTGATTTATATTTAGTTTCTTAACAGGTTGTTTATTAGTTTCTTCATCGGTTAAATCAGAGCCAGTGTCTTCAACCTCCCCTCCTGATAGACCATCTATAGATTCACTCCATTCTGGCCACAGTATCCGATATTTATTTCTAGCATTTTCGGCATAAAAATCTAACCCTTTTCTGAGAATGATTTCTGTATCAATTATTTGTTTGATAGCACCGCTAAGAAGCTGACACCATCCGTATCTCATCCTAGAATAGCGACGATCAGGCGACCGGGATAACTCTTTAGTTCCCCCTTTTGATTCTAATCCTGGAAAGAAATAGGTCGGAAATCCAGGGATAATTAGCTTGTACCGGCATTGCAAAAGAGTATCAATTAGCCCTGTTAAATCAGCGTTAAAATTAGTCATTTTGCGAATATCTTGCCCAGGATAGCTGAGAATATGATCGGTTATAATGCCACTTTTTCTACGGATTCCTAAGTCTCGTTCGTAACTCTCAGACTGTTCTCTAGATACTCCTGGCATAATATGAAGAGTCGGAGAAACTCCTAAGTCATTAGATGCCCTAATCAAATTATCAAAAGCCTGTTTAACATCAGCCCAAGCATCTAAAGAAGCTAACCAAAGAGAGCGACCATAAAGAAAATCAGGCTCATGGCGAATATGACAGATTTTATAGGGTTCAAAAAAATAATCAGGGTCAGACTCCGAAACGTATTTTCTTTGCTCAAATCCAATTAATTCCCCTTGATCTGTTTCTTTTCTAAACATCTCAAAGGTAGGTAAATAAAGAGTCTTTGCTACACCAAAATCCTTAGACTTGTTAGCAGATAAACCCTCTCGTTCAATACCTAACTCTAGAAAACATTCTCCCTTCCCCAGTGCCCATCTTAAGGCTTTCTTGAGTCTATCCCCACCAATCATGTAGGTTGAAAAATTCTGCTTTCTTAACCTAATATCTTCTGCAATGGCAAATACTTCTGGGTTAACAGGAGTTTCTTCATCATCAAGGGTTTTGGCTACTACCCATCCCTGATCGTCTCCATCGTCAGATGCAAAGGTATCAGAAGCGGCCATGTCAAGGGCGTGGATCACTTCATAGCACCATTGATTAAGTTCGATTAATTCTCTTGATATTCTCGGATCACGGATAGGATTTTCCGTAATCTCCAAATCGTAGCGACGTGATACTGACACGATCCCCGGTGAGGTAAGGGATCGCTGAGAACCTCTTAATGTTTGATCATCCTTTTTCTTCTTTTTTGCCATTGGAACTGCCGTGTACTATTTCTATGATATAAGAAAACAGACCATTTTGTTAATGGTCTGTTTTAAATCACCCAAGGAGAAATCTAAATATTAAAAAAATCTATCAAATGTTCCATCGCTCCGCAAAACTCTTCTTTCGTCAATGTCATCATCGGAAAAAAATAAATCAGTAGTTAACGCGTTCATTAAAGCCTTAGCCGCAACATTAGATATTACAATTCCCACTTGTGAAGTTGCATCGACTATGTAATTATCTTCAATAGAGCAATGGGTGCTTGTAATAATATCGTAACAGTTAATAAATGCCGGATGACCTTTTACTGTTTCTAGTATTAACGGACGAAATTCTTTTCTCATGACAACCTCTGGCTTTAACTAAATATTACAGGTTACTTGTTGAATTGTCAAGATTTTAGATAAATCTTAAAGCCCTCTCATAATACCGTTTTCTTTCAGATAGTCCATTTGTACCACCGTTGACGCGACGGGTGACTTCTTCTACTGTTGCCCCACGGTCACACAGTTCGTTCATTTTGTTATTTTGCCACCAAAACCCAGAAGGTAAAAACAAATATCTTTCGCTAACATATCGCCACCCTTCCATAACACGCTGATCGCCTATATAGTTAGCAAATGCCTGATAATTGGCTTTGCCGGTCATTTGGAGAGCATCTACACCTCTGAACTTTTTGCCGTCACCAGGTCTGGTATTCCCTAAGTCTTTTCGTCCTTCATAATTTGAGCCGTCGTGGATTTCTACCATGTACCGTAATCCTGCTGATTCATGGGCTATTTGGCTTAAAAAATGTCGAACTCTTTGTACTGTGGTAATGTCAAATCTCTTAAGGCACTCATCTAATTTTTGAAACTGAAAATCAGTAATTTTATCGTTAAGCCTGTCAAACACACCCTCAACTTGATCCTTGTGGACTACAGGGGGATTGGGATCGTTAAAGTGACCAACAAAAGCGTACCAATTAAATTTACCCTCAATCGGGGGCTTTATTTCTAGCAAATAGTGATTTTTTTCTCTTTTGATAATCTGATTATAAATCACTTTTTGTCCAGTTTTAATTTGGATTGCTCTAAAGTCTTGGGGAAGACTTTCGGAGTTAGAATCCATTAAGTGTGATTTTAATATAGTGTTGCGATTTGCCGTTAGGGATTTCATGGTAATTTAGTTAGTAAAGTTGACAATTCTGTTAAGATTTATGTTCAAGTATTCCGATTCGTATATCAAGTTCTTCCTGTTTTTTGCGAAGTCCTTCTATTTGAGTAGAAATAGAAGAGAAAGTTTCTTGTTTGGCTTTAATAAGACTTATCTCTTTGTCAAGTTGCGCTGTTAATATAGTCAGTTTTTCTATTCCTGTTGATAGTCTTTCAACCATTTTCTCTAGCTTTTGCTCAAGAGACTCCATCTTCCTTGATGTTTTCTCAAAGGTTTCGTGGTCAAGTTCTTTAGCCTGTGATTTGGTATTTCTTGAAAACATACTAAGTAATGCTATTGCGATAGCAACGACAGTCCCAAGATCGTTAAAATTTATTTTTAAATCGTGATTCTCGACATAGGGGGGACGGCTTTGGTTAGCAACAGAAATATAATACATGGCAAAAGGGAAACATCAATAAAACTATTCTAGAGTTTTTACTGTCATTCATGAATTGAAATTAATTTTTTTAGAAAAACTTAACTTTGCTTTGGAGAGCTTAACAAAAAGTCATTCCCAGGCATGAAATTACCAAAACTGGGGATATTTCCAAAATTTATAGCATTATTCCAAGTGTTTTTACAAGTATTGTAAGTTTTGTCACAGCCAGCAGTAAGGATTACGCTATCGTGGGTAGCTACGGAACCAGATGCTTCAGTAAATAACTGAATTTGAGTTTTACCTCCAAATATTGAAACAGTTCGGTAAATTGCGTAAGTAGCTGATTTATTTGCTCCGTCTGTAAATGTGCATTTTCCCCAAGCAAGATTTTGGTATTCTCCCCACACCTCAAAGTCTCTCCGACTACTAACACCAGCAACCTGAGTCTCGTAAAATGGTACTTGTTTACGGCATCCTGAGTTATCACCGTTATCCTGTCCAAAGGCCCATCGGCAAAAAGGCGATGTTTTTTCATCTCTACTTTGCCTTAAATTAATACTAGAGCCAGTAAGATTTTCAAGTGTATAGCTTTCGCCACCAAGTGATTTAATTTCTCCCACATAACCTATTTGTATTTGCTCGTCTGGAATATCTAAAAGTGAATTAGGTAGGTTTCTCCAATCAACAATTGCTGTGATAATTCGAGCTTCTCTAAATCTATCAGAAAAAAGTAAATTTTCGTCAATATTATCACTAAAAGCACCTCTATATTCTTGATTATCCGATTGTATTCCCAATTGTTTTTCTATTGCAGTCGGATCAAGAGCTTGCTTTGCTCGAAATACTACCCCACCAATTTTTAAGTCTTGGGAAAAATTTGTATAACCGAGCTTTTCTCCGTTTGTAAGTTCAATTAAAACGCAATAACACAGCGTTAAAACAGGATTTGCGAAAGAATCGTCTAACCCTAAATCTTGTTGTACCCCCTCGGTAAATCTCCTGATCTGTAATTCTCCAAGTGAATAAATCTGTAAAGAGGATTGGTTCTGGTAGCTCAAAGAGACAGAGTTGAATCGGGATAAAATTGATAAACCGTTAACTAAATCAGGATAACGAAATGTCGCTCCTGAACCCTTGGCGCACAACCACAAGGCAATCAGATAATCAATATCTTTTTGAGATAAAGTTTTTCTTTGCTGTAAAGAGCTAATATCGGAAGGAGTATCTCTCCGAGAAAATCTTTTTCTTTCTCCACTAGATAAACTAATAGTATTTGTCTCAAATTCAGGAGAAATTGTACACCTTTTAGTTAAATTTAAATTAAAATCGTGATTTAAGTCCGAAGAAAAAACATCACTAGGTAGCAATGCAATTTCAGGCTCAATTCTTGATTCTCGTAAAATTAATTTTGGGATAGAAAAAATAGCGTTATCTCTATTTTTTGTAATAGGTTGATAATCTAGTTTGTCTTCTTCAAAATGACACAATACCTTAAAAGTGCCTTCCCAAGTTAATTTGGGGCTATTAGGAGGTGGATTGTTGAAAACTATTTTACCAGGAGCTACTATATATTCCGACGGTGGTATTTCTGTAGTTCCTTGATAGATTTTTAGGCTATCAATATCTGGATAAAGAATAGGTCTGTGATGAACGTTATTGCCGCAGGAATATTTTTTAATCAAAATAAATTCTGTATTTACTCCATTGTGTTCTGGGGAAAATATTCCTTCTGTGTTATCTTGATTAGCTAAATTAGTCATGGTGTTCTATCAAATCCTGAGTTGTTAAGATCAAAAGCGCAATAAGTAAACTGTCCATCTACCGTATCTACAGGCGCATACTATTAACAATAAAATTGCTTAGTTGGCAATAAATAAGAGGTGTAAATAGGCTTTTTTTTACTTGATAGTCAGAAAGGTCACGATAAAGAAAGTCTTTTTTTGATCCTTTCATTTCTTCATGAAAGTCGAGAATAGCATTTAAATCATCAGATTGTAACGTAGTTCGAGCAAGATTGAACACTCTAATAGGGCTAGACCATTCCACTATTCGTTGTTCTGCCCCTTCTGTGTTTTCTAGTAAAGAATTAGAAAACTGAATTTCTGTTTGATAGTCTTTATCTGGAATAATAGGAAATTCAGGAGTATTTACTGGGTAAGGATCATCAGGAAAATCAGTCTGATTAATGACACGAATAATGTCAATTACTGTAACATCATAAGCTAGTTTTTTGGGTTCGCTTACAGTGCCAGAATAAGTGTAGTTTTTACTGGTTCTCTCTAAGGGGATTATGTCAGCAATTGAACCAGTGTAACGAGAGTTGTACTGATCAGAAGGAATAGAAAAAATACTTACTTGTTGACCGTATTTGCTAACTATTTTCCAGAATTGACCAAATAGATTAATTCCACCAACAGTTTTCAATGTCGGTTCTTTGTCCCACGAAATTGATATACCAGTACGCCAAAATATAGGATTATCTTGACTTCCATCTAAGCTTTTTTCTCTAGCAGTTCCAAAAACGTGATAATAGATCATACTAAACTAACCCTGTAGCCCACACTCTCATTAATAAAGATTCGTTCCCTATTTTCGCCACGCATTTCCAAGTGTCTATATTAGAGCCATCAGGATCAATTCCTTTATTTGGTAATATTCCCCCCACAGGAATATCCAAAGAGCATTTTAAAAGATTCGGAACGTATCCAACGGCTTTATTAGGAGCTACATTATCTCTTAAATAAAATTCTGTTGCATTAGCTCCGGGGGTAGCGGTTTGACAAGAGACAAGATAATTGGCAATAGGATATGGAGTTGTTGCTGTTGGTAACACAAAGTTTTGCCTAGCACTCCCTCTCAATGATGGACGGCCGGCCGCTCTACTATTAGAATCTGGTCCGACTGTCCATAAAAAATAAGCATTCTGAACAAAATCCGATTGAGGAAACAAAGGGTTTCTTAGCCATCCGCAACTAAAAAAGGTATGCCGTTGCATATTATTATCAAGATAATTATCGTTGAAAATACTTAAACTGTGCGAATTCAAAACTGCCCAATAATAAGATGAAGGACGGTTAAAAATAAGAGTAAGCAAGTTAAGACAGTTAACTGCACAATATTGGGCATCCATCGTCGTCGTCGAAGGGTTTCCAGTAGTGCGACTTATTCCTAGATTGTTAAATCTGAATTTTGACGCAGTTACGGGCAAACTTAGTGATTCAAAACTAACT